ACAACGATGTCCCGGTAGCGGGCGATCTTCGCCAGGGCATACCGAGCGACGAACAGATCAGGGTCGATGGCGTTCAGTGCCTCGATAGTCTTGCGCCCGATCTTGCCGTCCGGTGTCGTGCCGGCCACCAGTTGCGCCAGCTTTGCCGCCGTGCCCGGACCGGCATTCACAGCGAAGTCAAATATGTTGCCGGCCACCTCTTGCGCATTGACCTCATCGAGCCGCAGCGGTGCCCAGAAGTTGGAGCGGTAGAACTGGCGCACCATGTCTGCCGGTGGCGTCTCACCCTGGTCGATCACGCGCCAGCCCTGCCAGTGGGGATGAAAGGCGCGGGCGATCCCGGCATAGGTCATCCCGCCTCGGTCATCCTTTACCGTGTGCAGGACATAGCCGCCCTCGTTGACGATCATGCGTTCAAAGGCGGGCAGGAACTCAGCCATAGACGATCCTCCACCAGAGGTAGGGCCAGATGACCAGGATGTACATGGCGGCTCCTTCAGTACATGCCCATGCGGGCACGGTGTTCCTCAAGCTCACGCGCCTCTTTCGCCTCCAGCGCACGAATCTCAGCGGCAACCTTGCGCCGGTTGTCGCGCCACTGAATCGCTTGCAGCACAAGACCAATCAGGCCGATGAACATACCGAAGATCACGCCGAACTCGTTCATCGTCAGACCACCCACGATGGTTGTAGCTCCGCCGCTCACGCTCATGCTCAGGCCGACCTTTGCAATCGTTGCGTCTGATGCTGCCTGAGTGATGGCCTCGGCTGTTTGGTGTGCTGCGTCTTGCATGGGATGCCTTACAGCGTCGATGCGCGGTTGAAAAGCGCAGTCAGCGCGGCGGCATCCAATCCAATGGCTGGAGCAAGTACCTGGATCAGCGGCCAATCCTTGCGAACGTCCTGGGCAAACTCCCATTCAATTCGAGCCTTGGTGCGGCCAGGCTCGGACAGTTGATCGATGGCGGGTGCAACGAGGTCGAGTTTTCCCGACTCCAGCAACGCAAGACGAGCTTGACGCATCGTGACCTGATCTACATCTAGCTCAGCATATGGGGGTTGGCTCTGAAGAATTGGGAAACCTTCGGAGTCGCTGGCGATCACTTTGCCTTCGGCTTGACCGGCAAGCAGGGCGGCGTGCGTGGCGTGGCTGATTTCGACGGCATCGTCAGGGATCAGGGTGTTGATTTCTGGGTCGTAGAATCCGCCTGTTGATTTTGAGTAGTACATAGTTAATCCTTAATAGCCAATGGCAAACCATGCCCCACCGATTGCAGCGCTTGCGAAGTTGTTGGCGACACGAAAATTATATTTTGAAGGATCTCCGCAATCCCATCTGTAAGAAGAACCATTAACGATTGAGTCGTATTTGCTTGCAAATACGACTAGACAATCATTTGGAAATGAAATTGGGAATGCCACAGTTAAAGTTGAGCTGGCTGGAACAAGCACATACCCCCATTGAATAATCAGCCCACTCGGCAGCTTTTGGTAGCCACTCGCCGCAAGCGAAACTACAAACTCTTCAGCAAACTTCTGCATCGTGGCTATGGCTGTAGAGCGCGTGCCAGTTGCTGGATTCGGCGCAGTCGGCACCCCTGTGAATGCGGGGGATGCGATTGGGGCCTTGGCGTCAAGCTGGTCTTTTGTGACGGGGTGCTTGGGGGCGGTGGCGTCAGGCACGACTGGCGACGCGGAAAATGTCTTGGTGCCTGCTACCGCCTGCGCACCGGTCAACTTGACGACTGCGCTGTCATCTGCCTTCGTCTCCGCCAAATCATTGATCTGCTTGATGAACGCCGCATGCGTTCGCAGATAATCGTCAATCGAAGATGGCGACTCGCTCCCGGCCGGACTGTTGAGCGATGGGGTAGTAGAAAGATCGGCAATTGACGACGGCACTGGCATGGGGCACTCTCCTTGCTCGTAAGTCTCCAAATCGGTAAAGCAAAAAGCCCTCACAGGGAGGGCGAAGGGGTAAGCATGGACGGATGGGTGTGGGCAGTTGCGCTAAAGCCATTTGTGGCGCTATTGTTGTTCGCGTGCTTCGGCATCCCGGCTCGTCTTGCCGTGCAGCGCTGGTTGCGCGACGGCAAGCTCAAGCGCTTCCTGCTATTCCGGGTTGGCGGCGAGAAGCCCCGTAGACCCTGATCCGGCAATCACGCCAACCTTTTTGATGGCGGACTGAATCTGAGCGACGGTCGGGTTCTTCACCCCTTTGCGCATCAGCTCAGCCGTTACGCGCGGGTCAAGCAGCGCATTGGCCATGCGCTCGGCCATCGCATCGTTTGCATCCTTGTAAGCGATCTGACCGCCTCGCTGAAACAGGTTGCCCACGACACCAGACGGCCCCATGCTTCGGATGAAGTTGGGGATGCCCGACTGGTCAAGGATATTGGAATAGGCCAGCTTCTGCACCGTGTCAGAGCCCACGCCGCGACCTGCCGAGTTGGCAAAGTCCAATCCCGCCAAGCTGCCCTTGATGTCGTTGAGCGTTTGCATCTGAGGCGCATCAAACACATCAGCCAGCGTTACGCCTTTTCGGCCAAGTGCTGATTGCGCCGTGCGATCAGACAGCGCACGGTTAAACGCCGCTGGAGTCATGTTGCCTTGGATGTTGCCAGTTGATCGCTGAAGGATCGCTTCCGCCACATCCGCCTGATTGATCGGGCGCGACATCTGGGCGAATGTCTGGCGGGCCATCCCGTACTCGGGAACCTGCTTTTCCACCTCGCCCAGGAACGCCTCTTTCGTGGACGTGGCTGCACGCTTGGCATTGCGCCCCAATCCCTGCTGACCTGCAAGCCCTTCGATGGTGTCATCCAGCGCCCGCTTGATTGTGTGGGCATCACGACCGATCAGGGAGCCTGGCTTAGCTGGCGTCATCCCGATAGGCGCGCCATTCGCGCCAAGAAGCGTGGAAGGCTGAGCGGGCGTACCAGCCTTCAGGCTGAACCGTGATCCTTCGTTGGCAGCTAGGGTCTTTGCTTGGCTGATAGCCGACTGCATCACAGGCCGCTGAAGCAATGCCTCCAGCTCGGGCGTCAGCGTGATGGTCTTGCCGCGTGATGCCGCATACAGCGCCTCTGTTGCTGCTTCTCTCGCCGCAATACTCGCCTCTTTGTCGCCCGCCAGTGCGCGAAGTGCCGCAATGCGGGCCTCATTGTTGGCCGCTTGTCGTGCAGCATTGGCGTTCATGGCGACCGGATCAATGGCCGTTGCCGTGCGCTGCAATGCGGCGATGCCGGGATTGCGCGCCACCTCTGCCGCCGTAGGCTGCAAGCCTGGGATGCTTGAGCGAGCAGTGCTCAGATTGCGAATGGCGTCATCAGACCCATCCCCGGCAGCGCGGACCAAAGCCTTGCCGACAATCTGGTCGCGACCAGAGGCGCGGAACGGGTCCAGCAGGGACTTTGTAACCTGCGCGCCACGGATCAGGGCGGGTACAGCGCCACCTGCAACGCCGCCTGTCAGCGTGTTGGACATGGTTTCTGATGTGCTGGTGCTCGGCTGCAAGAAGCCGGAAGCGCCACCGATCAAGGTGCCGCCCACAATCGTATTCGCACCGGGGATTAGCGCAGCCGGCGCCATCACCGCAGCATTTCCGATGAAGTTGCCAGTCTTTCCTGCGCCCGTGTTCATCAGCGCAGCATCTGTTGCGCGCTTCTGCGCAACATCATCACGCGAGACAAGCCCGAAAGCCTGGCCGACACCTTGGCCGATGTCCGTCATGCCCTTGCCGATGCCCGCCAGAACCTTATCAGTAGTGGACATGCCCTCTGTCGGGTCGTATTTCTCAGGCTCTGGCTTTGGCGCGGATGGCGCGCCAGCCTCCAACCACTCAGCAGGCACGGCCATGCCGTTGCGTTGTAGCTTTGCCGCCAATTCGGCCTTGGTCGTGCCGTCCGGCACGTTGCGCACAATAGTGCCGTCAGGAAGTCGGACATCCATTATCGAAGGCTCCCGAAGTCAATAACCCCGCCCTTTGGCGCTGGCTGGCTCTTGTTCTGAGGCTGCGCCGAACCACCACCAAGTTTGCGAGGCCCGAAGTCAACACCTTGATACGGATCTGGTGCGTACAACTCAGGATCAAGGCCCAATCTAGCAGCGTTGTCTCTGAATGCCTTGATGTCGTTACGACTGCGTGAGTAGTCGGTAAACGACAGATTGCGCGCCTGCTCAAGGAGGTCTTGACGCTCGCTTGGAAGCAAGGATTGACCTGTCGCCAGCCTCTGAGCGTACCCCTTGACGCGATCCGGGATGTTCCGGTTGGCGTTCACAAGGTCAATTTCACCTTCTCGCACCACAGACTCTGGATCAAGCGCCTTCACGAACGAATAGACCATCGTCAAGTCGCCCTTGGCGGATGGGTTGCGCGAAGCCTCAACCATCGCATTGTAAGCAGTCGCCCGAGCAAACGGCGCCTTGGTCGCATCTCGGTAGTCCTTCTGGAATGACAACGCTGCGCGAGCTACCGCAGTCGGGTCTGCCATGTTCACCGCAACGCTGGGCGCGCCAGCCCGCTTCTGCGACATCACCCAGTCTTGAAATGACCCTTCAAATCCTTGGGTGCGGGCGAATTCGTACTCGCGCACAGCGGATGGCTGCTCAACCCGCTTTTCAGGGCCTCGCGCCACTTCCTTGCCTCCCTTGATTCGCACCTGGCCCTCACCCAGCGTGTACGCCTCAGTGTCCGGCAGAAGGCTCTTGATGTAGTCGCTTGCCGGGATCACGCCGCTTCTCGCTGCCTCCCACATCATCTGCTGCGACGGGTCAACTGGTGCGCCGAGTTTGGCCGCGTTGTTGGTTGTCGGGCCACCACCGCTACCGAGTGCCGCGCCCAATCGGGCCTGGGATGGGTTAAGTGTTTCAAGCCACTTCTGCTGCGCTGCCTGCTGTTCGATTTTGCGCTGCATGTCGCCCATCTGCATGGTGCGGTACTTCTGCTGGAATGCTGCATCAGCCTGCTTTTCGGCACGATCCTGCGCATTCGCGTACCCCATCAGGCCCGCGATGCCGCCGCGCCCCAGGCTGTTGATCGGCTGGCCGCGTTTTGCATTGGCCGCGTAGCCGAAGACGCCGGACAGCAGGCCCTGCCCTTCCGGGGTCTTGATGAAGGACGTGAAGTCGTCAAGCAATCCAGCCATCAGCGGCCACCTTTCATTGCATAGGATGCGAAGTCGTTCAAAGACTGGCGACGGCGCATGTCTTCTTCAAACTGTCTGGCTTGCTCTTGCTGGTTGGCGTTGAGTACCCCGGACAGATCGAGAGGCTGAGTTTGGACAGGAGGCGGTGCAGTGGTTGGCTCATTCGGAGCCAGCAGACCCTGCGCGGTTTGCGCTGTCGCCATTGCCTCGCCAACCGGCTTGATGGTGCTCATCAGCCCGCCACTTTGACCGGCGCTTGCGCTCAGACCTTGAAGCGTCTGCGGTGTCGCCTGCACACTCAGGTTTGTGATGGGCGCCGCAGCTTGCGTACCTGCCGAACTTAGCAGGCCACCAGACATGGAGCCGCCAGCGGATGCACCGGCTGCGCCTGACCCACCAGCAGCAGAAGCGCCGCCAATCAGCCCAGGGGCAAAGTACCCCCCCGCCGCACCAAGCGAAGCGCCGCGCAAAGGCTTCTTTTTGTCCAGCAGACCGCCGACTGCCCCGCCGATCAGTGCAAGCGTGATTGGATCAAACATCACTTACCTCCGCCGCTTTGGGTTGTCGTGCTGCCCTGCGCCTGACCGACGACGCCGCCGATGGTCTGCAGCTTCTTGTAAGGCGCGTTTTGCGCGTCCTGGTACTGCTGATAGCCGAAATCCAGGTTGTTTTGCACCTGTTGCTGCTGCAGATTTCCAGCGTTGAGCAACTGGCCCGCATCTTGGTATGCCGCATTGCCGAAGGTCGGGGCCATGCCGATGGCTTGCATCCGGTTGGCTTGGTCGGTGTTGTAGGCGTTGCCGTACATCTGCGTCGCCACGTCAGTGAGGCCCGCCGCGTACTGCTGCTGAAGGCCAGAGTTGCCGAACGATCCAGAGTTGACAGCCGAGGTGTTGAAGTTGGACTTCACTGAGTCCTGCGCCTTCTGCACCATCGAGTCCAGATAGGGGTTGGTGTTGCCGCCTTGGATGAACTTGTTAAGATTGGACTCGGCGTTGTTCATCGTGGCCGAGCCATTCAAGGCCCGATCCTGCACCATGCCGATGCCAGCCTGCTGCGTATTGTTCAGGTCGGCGTAGCGCTGGCCCGTATACGCCTGCCATGGGGTGTTGGCAAGCTGCGTCGCTTGCTGGGTGTACAGGTTGGCGAGAGGTTGCAACTCAGGCGCGATCATGGGGGTGGTCGTTGAGTTGCTACCACCACCACCGCCTCCACAGATGCGCCGGCCACCCTCCATGCGCGTGCAGCTTGCACCGAAAGGCTCCCCGGCTGCGTACAGATCACGTCTACTGATACTCATGCGTCCACCTCAAGAATTGAATACACCGGCTTGAAGCCGCACTTCATCGAATACAGGCGCTCTTGCGCTTGCCCTGCCGCACAGCGAACCTTTGAGCAACCCAGCGACCTCGCCATGTCTTTGATGGCCGAAAAGAAGTGATGAAACTTTCCGTTGTGCGCCACCAGATCAGTGACGAACAAAACACGGACGTTCGGAAGCTGATCCACCCGGACCACACCCCAGCCGCGCACACCGTCAACGGCATCCATGCGGATCAGCGTCCGCTCGCCACGCGACAAGATCAGCTTGAGCTGATCGCCCGTAATCTCGCCGCCAGACGTGTCGCACGCCTCGGCAAGACAGGACGCGCCCTCAGCCCAGGCGATGTCGATATGTGAGGATGGGATTGGTGTGAGTTGCATCAGTTGCCTGTCAGGTAGCGACACTGAACCCATGTGCCGGGTGTCCCGCCATTGATGCACTTCCAGCCATCAATGACGTATTTCGACCCAGCAGTCCCAAGCTCTGTTGGGGTGTTGTTGGCGACGAAATCACCCTGCGCAAAGGTGCCTGTCGTTGGCGCAGATGATCCGGCCTGGTAAAGCGCGGACGCCCTTCCCTCAGACAGCGCATTGACCTGCTGGGCAACACTGCGCATCCATTGCGCCGTGTCCGCATCTACGCTCTTGCGGGGGGTTGCGCTGATCTTCATTCTGATCCCTCTGGGATGAGAGTCAGTTCATGCGCCTTCGCTGTCACCCGGCCATTGAAGACGAACGTCAACCTGTGCCAGCGCCCGGATGAGAGCACATCGAACCGCGCATCGTTCATGCCAGCCGAAGGCCCTGGCAAGAATCCATCTCCAGCGTTAGACTTTGATTGCGACGCCATCGAGGCAGAGGCAGGCTTTTCGCCTGGGGCGAATCGGACTCGCGCTTTGGTCAGCAGAGAATACTGATCGTCATCCCCATAGTCTCCAGACGTGTAGCCTGACACGCCGGCATCGCCGGACAGAAGTTGCAACTGGTGTCCAGTGCCCACAATTGCCAGTGATCGCCCACCTACAAGCCAGAATTGCGCGTCGAATGAATAGTCCGTCAGCCCGTCGATGGTCGGAGACACAGAAGACATGCCCTCAATGGTCAATCCCTGGCTGACGTAGTTCACGACCGCTTCTGACTCGATGGAGACATGCCCCCATTGCTGGGTGACGCTGTGATAGACCAGCGCGCTGTCAGGAGAATCTGACACCTTGGACGGGTAGAACACCCACACAAGGTTCGTCTGCTTGTCATAAGCGCATCGGATGCGCTCGCGCCGCAGCGGGTTTGAGTTGGCGTAAAACCAATCCCGCACCACGCCGTTGCCAATCTTCGTTGGGCGCGATCCGTCGAACAGCCAGAAGTTGTCTGCCCCGACGACGAAATGCGCGCCGCCGATGTCACACCACGCATCCTGTCCGACACAACCGGCCTCACCACCCTGGACTTCCTGCCAGTCCCAAACGATCGGCGCACCAACGTACTGCCCCAAGTAGATCGATCGTTCCTTGTAGGCGACGGCGTAATCGCCAAGCTTTCCGCCTGCGGTCAACCGGCCCTGAGTGCTGACGAGCCGCCCCGTTGTGGCTTGCGTAGCTGTCGATGGAGTCCAGTTGGTGTCATCGAACACAGCAGAGCACCACCACCTATCTGGGCTGTGGCCGAACCCGCTATCGTCAGTATTCAGCGCCATCAGAAATCCGCCGACAGAAAAGACGATTTTGGCCTTTGGAGCTGAGGCGATACTTGCAAACGAACCAGACCCAGCAGAACGCTGGATGGGGTCAGCCAAGTTGGCCGCGATGGTCGAGTCGCCAAACTGAGCAAACGACCAACGGTCATCCACGCCGCCGCCGTATGCGAACGCAGACCGGTCAACCCATGCGCCGCCTGTCAACTCGTAGAGCTTGCTGGCCGACCCCGCAAAGATTCGCCGCGTCTCGTCCAGCTTTGTCACGACTGCAATGCCTCGGCACTCGCTGCCCAGTGCTGGAACGCCCGCCGCATTGACTGGCGTTGGCGCACCCTTCATCCCAGACTCGTCTGGGATCATGTTGACCACATCCAGCATCACGCCCGGGCTGGTCGGCTCTGCATCAGGGGCGAATCCAAGCAGCTTATCCACGGCGCACCTTGATCTGTAGGCCCGAATTGCTCGGCAGGGTCTTGCGCTCGATGAAGCGGCGCACGGCCTCCAGCTTCTCGGCAACCATCACCGTCAGAGCTTGCGCCAGATCACCTGCCCGGATGTACTTGGCCCCCTCAAGGCAGGATGCGAACAAGTACAGGTCAGGCGCGTTGACTGACAGCCAGTTGTCGGCATTGGTTGCGCTCAAGGCTTCGACCTTGGGCGTGTAATGCAGCGTGAAGGTGACGCCATCACCCGCGCCATAGACGCGAATCTGCCCAGACTCGAACGCGTAGACCGTAGGCGATGCGCTTGGGTCTGCGTTGCGCTCTGGCTTGCTTTGGTAGTCCAGCGCGTAGGTCGTTCCGCCAACCACGCCTTCCAGCTTGACCAGTGTTCCGAAGTCCACGGGAAGGGGCGCAAACTCACCGGCAATCGTCAGCGTGGCCGTGGTCTGCAAGTCGCGGATGTTCAGTTCACGAAAAAGCGCAGCCTCAGCCATGCCGATGAACGTGGGGATCTGGCTTGTCAGGTCGGTGCGGTGCAGATACCGCGCCACCTCGGCATTGAGGTCGGTGTAGTTCATCGCTTCAGGTACGCGTCAAAGGTGGCAAATGCCGGGTTCGCCTGCACGTACTCGCGCACCTTCTTCTTGCGCTCGTTCTGGTCTTGAATCTGCAAGATGTCGGCGTAGATGTGCATCGGGATCGTGGCGACGTGGCGCATCTCCCCCCATCGCTCCCCGGCTGTCGCGTTGCGCTTCTCCTTGGCGAACTCAAGGATCGGGGCGCAGTCCTGCGAGGTGTGCTTGATCACCTCGTCGCCCTGATAGATCAGGCGGGTGTGAACACCGTACTGGTCGGTTCCCTCGTCAAGCGTGAATGATTCAGATGGCGTCATCGGCGCTTTCCCAGCGTTGGATGTGATGCACAGATCATCCAAACGGGTAAAGCGCAAAAGCAAAAGGGGGCCGAAGCCCCCTCTTGTGGTGTGACGCTGGATTAGCCGCCCGTCAGATCGGCCACCTTCGCCAAAGCCTTCGGCGCACGCACAGCCAGGCCGCAGTCAGCCGTCACCAGCACGCGCTCGGAGTCGCCCGACTTGCCCAGCTCCTCGGTGCGGAAGCCGTCCAGATAGGCCACTTCCACATAGTCGGTGTTGACCAGATGCACGTCGGTCGAGCCGGCCATCAGATAGTGAGGGACGATTTCCAGCTCGCCGAAGTCGGACATGTACACGTCAGCGCCGCCGATGATGCGCCCCTGTTCCTTCTTGCTCACCTGATAGCGGTTGACCGCGATACCGGCGAAGCCAGAGAACACGCCCTTGTGATTTGGCGACATGATGACCATGCGAGGGACTTCACCCGAGGCGATGTAGGTCTTCTGAACAGCAGCTTTCAGCAGCGCCTCAGTGAAGGCGCGACCCGTGCCAGCGGTCGGGGCCGTAGTCGGCGCGCCAGAGGTCCATGCGGCAGTCGAACCACCCACACCATGCTCGGTGTTGGCGTTGTTCTGCACGCCCAAGCCGCCCGACTTGCCAGCCGCCGATGTGGTTGGGGCCACAGCCGCGTTGGCAGACACAATCATGGCCTCGATGTCGCGCTTGATTTCCAGCATCGACTTGGCTTTGATGTAAGCCAACTCAGAGCCACGACCGGCCTTCTTGACGATGTTGGCACGGCGCGAAACGCCAGGCTTCTTCGCAAAAATCTGCATGTAGTTGCCCACACGCTCGGTCGCGGTCTGCGCGTCCAGGGTCACATCGTCGCCGTCGATCAGCGCGTTGTCCTTGTTGGCGGTCGCCAGGGCGTCACGCTGCCACTCGTGGAATGTGTTGGTGGCGCTCACGCGGCCCACGGCAGACAGCACCGGGGTTTCGGTGGGGGACGTGTTGTAGATCTTGTCGATCAGGTCTTCGCGGTCGCCCTTGAGAGAGGCTTTCTGGTAAAGATTGGTTGGCACAGCCATGATTCATGCTCCTGTTAACGCAAATAGGATGCAAGGTCGTTCAGCTTGGCTCGTCCGCCTTTGAATCGGCCTTCAAGCTGTTGACTCTTGCGGTCTTTGACAGTCGGTGTAGCTTTTTGGGGCAGCTTGGGCGCGGCATCCACCTTCTTCTGAACGGCAGTTTTCTGCTCCTTCAGTTGACGGTAGGCCAACGCATCCAGCATCACGCGCACCTGACGGTGGTCAAGCACCTGGGCCAGCTCATCGCCGGAAAACCCGTATGCCTTGCTCACGTCTGAATACGCTTTCGCCAGCTTCTCGCGGTCAATTCCGTCCTTCTGGAGTTCAGCCCATGATCGCTGAAACATTTCCGTGCGGGCCTGCTGCATCGCCTGTGCCTGCCGACGCTCAATCTCTTGACGCTCGGCTGCAATCTGCTGATCCAGATGACCCAGGACAGCCACGATAGATTGGCGACGCTGGTTTTCTGCTACCCACGCGGCGGGATCGGATTGCGCAAGCAGCGCCATCTCTTCTTCGCCCTTGAGTCCGGCAAGCTGAACGATTGCGGCCCGACTGGCCTCCGCTTTCGCCAGGTAGTCCTGCGCAAACTCGTCGTGTTTCGCTTTCAGGATTTCGACGGCTTGATGCTCGCGCTGTGCAAGTTCCTGCGTCTTGCGGGTGTAGTCCGCTTGGCGTTGGTAGCCCTTCACAACCTCGGACTCATCGACCTCGATTTCCTGATCCGTGCCGTCATCACCTTTGACGGTGACTTTCAATTTGCGCTCGGGTGCAGGCGTGTCTTCGGCTTCTTCGTCATCCGACTCTTCGTCTTCAGACTCTTCCTGTCCGTCGCTTTCCTCGTCTTCCGTGTCGCCCTCGGCGGTGGAATCGTCGGATTCATCGCGCTCCATGTCCTCGTCCGGCGATTCCGCATCGGGAGTGTCGCCAAGGAATGAAGCCAAATCGCTCAGTGAATCGGGTGCAGTGTCTGCGTGTCCGTCCATATCGCTCTCTCTCAAGTCTTTGCTGCGCCCTCAAGTCACCAGGGCGGTAGCGCGGCGCATCGCTGCGTTCGCAAAATGGCGGGTGATCGCCTTAACTCACCTTGCGCAGAAAGCGTTTTGCCATGCTCTCGTTGCGCTCACGATCCAGATCAATCCGGTGTTGCGCGAGTTTCCCCGTCTCCACCATGCCGGTCAGCATCGCCTCAAACTTGTCTGTGAGCTTGGCAAGCTGGAGAAGCAGCATCTGCCCCTCACGGTCACGCACAGGGCAATCCTTCCACTGCGCGATCACCTGGGCCTTGAGCTGGCTCATCGCCTCCCGATAGGCCGGGTTATCGAGCACCTGGGCGGCTTCGCGTGCGCGTTGGACTTGCTGTTGCTCGGTCATGTGCGCAGTGTGCCCAGAGGTAAAGCGTCAGGCCGCAAGCAACAGTTCAATGTCTTCTTCGTCCTGCATTTGGCGCGCCATCAGCGCCACGCGCGCTACCTCAGCCCAATCCTGACGCGCCTCAAGCGTGGGCATCTCAACGGGAATGCCGAGGTGGTCAACCATTGCGCGCACCACGTCAAGGCGAACCACATCATGCGGCACCACCTCGTCCAGTGCCTTGAAGACTTTTGCCTTCGCTTGGGGCTTTGGTTTGGCGACGTTGACAACCTGGCGGGCTTTGTCTTCAGCCTCTAGCCACTCGTCAGCATCCTCCAAGGTTTCAAAGATGTGTATGCGCTTTCCGCGCTTGATGTAGACCTTGCGCGGGGTTGGGCCACCCATCTCAAAACCGCCATTGCGGGGCGTTTGAGATGGCGTCAGGGTGATCGAAGCATGCCCACCCGTTACCGCATAGCTACCCCCCAGCGCCGTCAGAACGTAGGCATCGGTGGATGTGGTCGTGATCGTTGCCGCACCACCCGCCAGCGAATACGCCCCACCCGTGGCCGTAAGACGCCGATCCCGTTCAATGACAGCTTGCCCACCAGCCACCGCATACGAGCCGCCGGAGGCCGTTAGCCGCCGGTCTTTCTCAACGATCGCGCTAGAGCCTGTAACGGCATAGCTGCCGCCGCTGGCAGTCAGGTTGCGGTCGCGCTTGATGACAGCAGCGCCGCCCGTGACGGTGTATGCCCCGCCTAGCGCGGTCAGTACGTAGTTTCCCCCAGCAGCCGGGGTGTCAAAGTACAGATCGCCATAGACTGCCGGAGCCGCATCGCCGGGGTTCGATTTAACCAGCAGGTCAACCGTACCAACGCGGCGGCGGCGGCGAGCAAGGATCAGGCCAGTTACGACTGGTGCGTCCCGCGTATTCGCGCCCATGCTTTACCCCTGCGTACAAACAACAGAGCCTGAAAGTTGCGTGGACGAAGTTGCCTGCGGGATGTAGAGCAGGAACGGCACAGAGGTGTCATACAGCCTGGGTAGGCCGCTTGTGAGTGCATCCACTGCGTTTGGTAGCCCTGCTGCGCTCAGCTCCAGCGTAGCCAGCACGCGGTAGGCCACCAAGTGAATGGTGCCACTTGTCCAAGTAGCAGACAGGGTGAGCGTTTGCACAGAGCGCACACCGGTATCACCGGCGTTCAGTCCAATGGGATAGAACGTGCCAGCGGCAGACGATGCAGCCGTGGCAACCAAGTTTGTTCCCGTGCGCCCTGCCGTGCCTGCTTGGTTGGTGTAGCTAACCGTGATTGTCGGTGTGCCGGCACCAGTAGCGGCGGAAACCTCAACCCCCAAAATGACGCCATCGCCGCCGGTCGTGCCGTTTTTGTCTCGTGCTGGGAACTCCACGCTGTTGACCGTTTGAGCAGTCGTTGCCGTGATATTGAAGCCGGAGTTATGCCACAGCCGATCACACAGCAACAAAATGCCGCCTTGAGCAGAGCTAATGCCAGAAAACCGTGAAAGGTAAGTGTTTCCGCTGGCCGCTGGAATTGGTATCTGGCCTGCATAGCTGGTCAGCGCAGCACCAGAAAGGCCCGGAGTTGGGGCCACAGCCGCGCCGGGTACGCCAGCAAGGTATAACGGGCTAAAGGGTCGCCCAGCTACCAGCGTACCAGTAGCGGCCTTGCTGTAATACTCGGGCGGCTTCATTCCCGCCAATGCGCCGTCAAGTGTGGTGATTGCCATGTTTAGGACACCTTGAAAGTGCCAACCGTTGCGGTTTGGTCTAGGTCAACCGTAACGGTCTCGCCTGCCAGCACAGCCTGCGCGCTTCCGTAATCCCAGTAGCCCACCACAGTGCCTTGTGCTCCTTGCAACACGGTCTTGTTCACCAGCAGCGCATATCGGAAGGTGAAGCCGCCGCCCGTAGCCGTCCATACCGAAGGGTCAGCCAGCACCAGCACGAAGTCTGATCCGTTCATGCCTGCGCTGGTCGTAGTCACGTTGGTGCCGCCTGCGGTATAGCCGCCGCCGGTTGCCAGGTCAGTTGTGCCAGAGGTAAACGTCTTGGACGCTGGCGCGGAAGTTGAAAGGGCAATGGCCCATTGGTCAGTCCCGGCGTTGATGGCCTCTAGCAAGTCCTCGTTGGCCGAGGTGACTTTTACATATGATGCGGTTGGCATTGGTTAGGATCCTTGATAGGGTTGCACACCCACTGCGCGGCCATTGGCATCACGCACGATCACTTTCGGGGTGTTCATTTGCTGAATCACGGCCTGCAAGCCGCTCAGAACTTGCAGCATGTCGTCTTTCTGTTGCATCACATCGGAGGGCGGGGCGCCTCGCACCTTCATTTCCTCGATGTAGATCTTAGTCTGGGCGTCAAATTCAGCCTTCCATCGGTCGAATTCCATGCGCTGCGCCTCAATCTGCGCTTCGTACTGCGCCTTCATCTGCTCGCGCTCGCCGTCTCGCTGATCGTTGGCCGCTTGCAGTTCAAGGTTCGCCTGTGTCTCTTGCAGCTTGGCCTGCATCTGGGCCTGGAACTTCTGAACATCGGCCTGCAGTTGCGCCTGCATCTTCTGCTGATCGGCTTGCAGCTTCATTTGCTCGATCTGAATCTGGATGGGCGGCTGCGCAGGCTTGGGGGGCTGCGTTGACGGGTCAACAGCAAAGCTCTGAACATCCTTGAAGCCTGCGTTCTCGATCATCTTGGAGAATGAGTGATAGAGGTGCTTAGGCTCGACCAGACCCAAAGCCATGCCCTCTTTCTGAAGCGCGATGATCTGCATGAGAGATGCCTGCTGAGCCTGCTTGTCGCCAGCGCCCAGGCCCACGTGGATGGTCGTGTCGTACTGGTCGCGCCATTCGTTCGGGTCGTACTCCACGAACTCATCGCGCAAGCGGAAGGCCATCTTCTCCATGCCGCCATCGGTCAGGGTCTTGAGGATGCCCAGGAAAATCGGCTTGACGAGGATTTCGGCAAAGATGCGGGCGATCAACTCGACGCGCTGCTGCGCTGCCGTCATGTCGATCTGGCGACCAGTGGCCGTGTTGTTAAGGCTGTCGGGGTTAAGACCCATCGACGTGCGAGAAACCCCGGTGCGGTTCTCCCTCATGCTCTGGACGTATTCCAGCATGGGCATGGACGCAGCAGCAGCGAACGGGACAATCTCCGAAGCCACCGCATTCACGTCACGCGTGCGGATCACGCCACCTGGGCGAGAGTCCAGCAGATCGTCGATGTTGGCAAGGGGCGACCAGTTCGCATCCGTGAGCACCTTCGTGCGCGGATTGTTGGTCAGGTACAGGTTGTTCAGGGTCTGACGCAGCAGCTCCGTGTGCAGGCGCTGCAAGTCGCTCACAGCCTCAGCCATCGACTGACCGGCCCATGAATGCGTGTTCAGGATGGGCGAAGCCGTCGCAATGGGCACGTGCGAGACTTCCTCAACCTTCAGAATCTTGTCCTGCAAACGCCACACGGCCAGGCGCTCTGCAATGCCGTCGCCGTCGCGATCGACCAGCACATACTCGATGCGCAGATATCCGTCCTCTTGAGATGCGTCGATGTCGTCGGTGTCAGCCTCCCATGCTTCATCCTCGACTTCGCGCTGCATCAAGTTGCGGTCAGACGCTGACAGGTCGGCTTCGTCTGCATCCAGGCCCATCAACTTGAGGTCGGACATGGTGACTTCCATCACCCGGCAGACATAGGGGCAATCTTGCAAGAGCGGAGAAGTCCACTCGGCATCAATCAGCAGATTGTTCGGGTCGAACGCCTCGACCTTGACGATGTTGCGACGCTCAATGCGCTTGAGACGGCCCGTGTGCAACTGGATCGGCTGCCCCATCTCATCCATCACCACATCGGTGCGGATGTCCTGAATCTCGGCGCCTTCTTCCTCCATCAGAAGGGCCAGCATCTCATCGGATGCACCTTTGAATGGCAGTGAGACGACATCCTCTTTCTGATCCTTGCGCCACATGACAGCGCAGTTCTGCACGGTCAGGGCATCCTTCAGGGCGGTGTAGAGGATCAGAAAGCCGTTGTTCTGCTTGTAGAACACATAGTTGCAAGCGTCGGTGGCCTGCTCTGCGCCCTGCACGTCATTGGCGCGTGAAGGCTCAAAGCTGACCGCCTTGTCGGTGCTGGTGAAGATTTTGAGCAGGGATGGGAGAATCCACTCCACCGTGTCATTCACGTCAGAGGCGACGATCTGCGACCAGTCTTCTTGCTCGTTGCCGTATGGCTGGCGGTAATACTCTCGCAGCGACTGTTCACGCGTGCGCGAAAGCTCCCCCCACACGTACTTGCCCGCTGCGTCTTCCTTGTCCTGCAAGAGCTTTAGCAGGGCATCGTCCTGCATCTTGCTCATTCGGCCACCACCTTGCGCTTGGTGGTCTTGGGCTGGTCTTCCGGCTTAGTCAGAAGGGGGTGCAGCAGCTCGGCCAGCTTGTCGGCAGCATCGCGCCGCCCAGCAGCAACGAGGCGAATCAACTCTTGCAGGTCGTTTTGGCTCATGTGGAGACTCCTTGCGGGGGAATATCCACAGCGGTAAAGCGTCAGGCTACTCTGGCGCTGCGCCTGTACTTGATGGGCGCCACGTTCGGATTGGACTGGCCCACCGACTCAAACACCACGCACATCAGGCCGAACGAGTCAGCTCCGTGTGATGCCCAATCGTGATTCGGGCCAAGTCCGATATTGCGGTTCTCGTCGCGCTTCTCGTGATACCAACCAAGAGCCTCAAGCCCCGCCGAACACCCTTCTTCGTCCATGTAGATGGAAGGCCACACACGCTGCGCAGACTTGACGCGAGACATTGCCGCGCCCTTGCCCTGGTTGGGCACCACCTCGACCGCATACCCGGCCGACTCGAAAGCCTTGCGGTATGACACGTCAAACACCGCGTCTTGCTTGTCGCCGTCGTGAGGTAGCCAGATTGTGGTGTTTCCACCCACAAAGCCGTTGTCACGCAGCCAGGTCATGTGCGCCGATGCGGGCTGTCCAACTGCCTCGTAATACTTGAGCGCCCGAGGTTCTCGCCCCACGAACTGCGCAACCCAGATCGTGAACGCATCCGCCTTCTGTCCCGTCCCGCCGATGTCGCAAAACGCTTTGTAGGTCAGCAGCTCATCCGGGCCAACCCGACCGATGCGGCGTTCTTCCCTGGCCTTGGTGATGGCCTTGGCGAAGTAGGCACCCACCACCGTGCCCACATAGTCACCTTCCCAGATGTGGTCGTACTGGTCTTCGTTCTCTGCCTTGTCCCGCAGCCTGTCGCGCTCTAGCTTGGCCGGGAATTTTGGGTTGTCGCGCCAGTTGAGTTCGACCACCTTGATGAGCGGGTCGCTGGCAAAGCGAAACCGCTTCTCCACTGCCGCCTTTTTGCGCTTGGGGTTCCACGTCACCCACAGTTCCGCGTTCCAGCCGATGCCTTCTTCCCGCAGGGTGGGGATCAGCGTGTTCCATGCCTCGTCTGTGACAGGCTCGGCCTCATCCACCCAGGCAATGAGAATCCGCCCCTTGGACTTGATCGACGCGATGTTGCGATCTAGGCCAGCAAAGATGAACTCGATCCGCCCATCCTTGGACCGCACGTAGTTCTGCCCGATGTCGTAATACTCGGACAGCCATTCATCATCCTCAATCGCCCGCTTGATTTCCTCCAGAGAGGAATCAGCCAGCGAGTTCATGAACTGCCGACCGCACAGGAGAATCCCGGACTGTCCGGCCTCACCGAACATCCGGCCCCGGATGCAGATCATCGTGGCAAAGCTGCGAGTCTTCCCAGACCCCCGGCCACCGTGAGCCCCGCGAACGTCAGCAGGGCCAGCGAATACCGGGATCAGCTTGGCGGGCAGTTCAATTTGCTTTGTCGCCGCCACTCATCGCCACCAGTTCAATGCGCGTGACCTGCACCGGGCCGTCATCCTTGCCTGTCACCTGAATGGGCATCACCTTTCCGATGAGGCTCAGGAACGCCGCTTTCGTGCGCGGGTCGCTTCCGCACTCCATGAGGTATGACACCCCGCCGAGGTTGTCTAGGGCCTCAGCGATCATGTCGCGGATCGCTTGGGTGTTCTTGTTTGGCACGCCTTTGACGCGGCCAGGCCCTGCGCCCTTCGCTGCGGCGCCTTTCAGGTTATTTTTGGTTTGTTTAACCATGGTATCGAGTCCTGTCGGGTGTTCGACGCGTCAATCTTGCCCATCGGTAAAGCGTGCATGAAAGATGCTCGGAACACGGATGAAACACGCGGGCGTGCGGTTGTGCCACTGCCCCGGCGTCATGTAGATGGATCGCCCGTGCTCGTCGCGGTGACGGTGTAGCAGGCCAATGAAGACCAGGTTGTGAAGGGCAGACCTGACCTGACCCTCTTGCAGCTTGGTTTCCTCCATCACCTCTCGGCGGTTTCGGCATCCGTGACCTACAGCAAGCAGGACACGCTGCATGTTGCTGGGCTTCTCAAGGGGAAGGGGCTTGCCTTTGCGAATGGTCATCCATCAATCTCCTTGGCTTTGGCTCGGTACGTGTTGCGAATCTCTATCAGGTCTTCAATGGTGTGCTTGCGGGGCTATCGTAGTTGGCGGACAAGCGAGCCTCCCCATACAACGCCACATAAGCCACAAGGTCATGCAGGCTGTCCGCGTGTGGTTCGGTGGTCGTGTTGTCTCGCACCATCTTAAGCAAAGCCATGAGAAGCCACCCGTTAGCCTCGGACAGTGAATTCCCGGTGATGGCATTGAACGCGGCTACCGCTTTTCCCATGCTTCGCTCACCTTGTGGCGAGTCGTACTGTTTTGCGCGTTCATCCATGATGTCGGATGCGCGTTTGAGGATTTCGGGGGCTTTCATGATTGGCTCCTAGTTGAATGGGTTGATGGTGGCCGGACTCGAACCAGCGCGTGACATCCGGGCTCACAGGGCATTTCCTCCCCGCTGCCGATTCGGCCTGTCGATCTACCA